TAAGGTCTGGCGGTTATGAGCCGCCAGCTCTGACCAACTGAGCTACTAGCCCGCAGAGCGCCGCAGCGCCATTATTTAGTATAACAAATTCTGCGGCAAATGAAAAGCCCCTTTGCCCGCAAAAATCACCGGGGCCGTTTGTCAAGAGTAAATGCACAAAAAAGCAAAAATATTTTTTATGAGGCCAGAATGAGGGCGATTTCTTCCCGGAAAAGCTGCTCGGAGCACAGATAACCGAACATTTTGCGGGGGTAGTTGTTCAGCCAGTCCTCGATCCGCTTGGTCTCCTCGTAGGGGATCGTGCTCAGGTCGGTGCCCTTCGGCAGGTGCCGACGTATGAGGCCGTTCTGGTTCTCATTGGATCCGCGCTCGCTCGGCCGGTAGGGGTGGCAGTAGTAGACCTCGGTGCGGGTGCCCTTGCCGCTGGCGCTTCGTTCGATCCCGGCGGCGTCGGCAAACTCGCAGCCATTGTCGCAGGTGATGGATCTGAATACCTTCGGGAACAGGTCGCCGTACTTGGCCTCGAGCCCGTCAATCGCAGCGACGACGCTGGCGGCCGTCTTGTCCGGCGACGGTATAATGAGCTCCCAGCGCGTTTTCCGCTCGGTCATCACGATGTAGGTGTTGCTGACGCCTTGGCAGCTCTCGACGCTGTCCATCTCCCAGTGACCGAAGGTGCTGCGGTCGTTGATGTGCTCAGGGCGATCCTCGATACTCCGGCCGGCGGGCTTGCGAGGCATGGATCCGGCCGGGCGCTCTGGCTGGTGGCGCTTGCCGTGCTGCGGCAGCATGGAGACGGTCAGCTCGTCGCCGAAGATCTCGCCGCGGATGTAGTTGTAGGCGGTACTCGCGCAGATGTGGGTCTTGAAGGGCCAGCCCTTGACCTCGGCCTCACCGATCGCAGCCTCCGGGCTGTACTTCTCGTCGCGGATCTTGGCGATCAGGTAGTCGGCCAGCTCGTAGTCGTTGCCGATCTTCAGCTCCGGCCCCTTGGCGCGGAGGTTGGCCTCATAGCGGGCCTGTGCGCCTTCGGGGTTGTATCTTGTCTCGGTGGTGTAGTCGCTGTTGAGGTGCTCATAGGTGCACCGCTTCAGCTCCCGGTAGATGGTCGTATGATGGACGCCGAGCTCCTTGGCGATGTCCGTCGGCTTCATTCCTGCGCGGATGAAGGCGTCGAGCTGGATGCGCTTGGTCGGCGTCAGATGGCTCCAGTGCTGTCCCATTGTGTTCCCCTCCGTGATAAAAGAAAAGGGGCGGCCCGCCGGCCGCCCCTTCTGTGTGTCAGTGTTCCTCGTACTTTTTCAGGAGCTCGAGCGTCTCCTCGTCTGTGATGATGTCAGCCAGCCTGCACTCCAGCGCGTTGCAGATCTTCAGCAGCGTCGGCAGCTTCGCGCCGTTGATGTCCCGGGCGCCGCGCTCGTACTGCTGGAGCACCTGCACCTTGATCCCGGCCAGATCGGCGAGCTGAGACTGAGACAGGCCGGCAGCCTTGCGGAGCTTTTGCAGCCCCTCGCTTTTGTAGGTCACTTTGATCGAGATGTCCATGTTGTTCCTCCCGCTTGACTTTGCCGTGGTTTCGTGGTTATAATGAAAAGGAACGGCGGGCGGGATTTTTCCCGCCGTCCTTCGACCTTACTGCTTGGGCTTTTGGTTCGGCTTTATTGTGATCGTAATGGTGGCAACCTGTTCACACTTTAGAGCCTGTTCCAGCAGCTCGAGCAGTTTTTTCATCTGCTCAGCATCCACGGCTTTGCCTCCTTTCCGCGGTTTTGCTCTCCTTTCTTTCTGTACTCGGCTATCCCTTGCCTGTGATTATATTATAGAGCATTTGCTCTATAATGTCAAGCATAATTCGGCAGATTTTCAACATTTTCCCGCGTTTTTCCACAAAAAAGCCGCACGGCGTCGCTGCCGTGCGGTTTTCTCATTCTTTCCCGAGCAGGTGGTTGATGGTGGTGCCGAGAGCGGTCGCCAGATAGTCCAGCTCGTAGTCAGCGACGACTCGGCTGCCGTTCTCGATCCTGCTGATGACCTTCTGCGTGACGTCCAGCCCGATGATCTGGAGCTTGTAGGCGAGCTGTTCCTGTGACAGGTTTGCCCGCAGCCGCTCCTCCCTGACTCTCTCCCCGGAGATGTTGCACCTGCCGTCTGGTTTGTATATTTTCGCAGCCCTCGCCTCCCTTTATGCTAAAGATGACTATGCAATATTGACTTTACCAGTTTTGACATGGTAATATTATGCCAAAGATGACTAAACGCTAAAAAGCGCACATAGGAGGGAAAAGCATGGGTACAAGGTTTAGACGCAGCTTTAAGGTGGCCCCGGGTGTCCGGGTAAACCTGAACAAAAAGAGCGCGAGCATCAGCTTCGGCCCGAAGGGTCTGAAGCACACGGTCAGCACGACGGGGAAAAGTCACACGACCGTCGGGATCCCCGGGACGGGTCTGTCATATACGACGAGCTCCGGCGGGAAGTCCGGCGCGCAGCAGGGCACGGTCAGCATCCCCGCAGCGCAGAGGCCGACGTCCCCGAAAAATAAGACGGTGGCGCTGCTGCTGTGCATCTTCCTCGGCTTCTTCGGGGCCCATCGGTTCTATGTCGGTAAAACCGGCACGGGCGTCATCTGGCTACTGACGGCCGGGGCCTGCGGGATCGGCTGGTTGGTCGATATTTTCACCATCCTGCTCGGCGGTTTCTATGACTCCGATGGCCGTGTACTGCGGTTCCAGCCCACAGAGGCCGAGCTCGCCGCTGCCGGTGAAGCGCCGGATCCCGACGCTGAGGAGTAAAGCCCCACATAACAGAAAAAGCCCGCCCGGGATCTCCGGGCGGGTTTCTGCTTTTCTATGCGGTTTTAGAGTTTCGTGACGTAGTCCAGAGAGATCCAGCCCGCGCCGCTCTTGAGCTTGCCCCACTTGGTCGCGCCGGGGCCTGCGGCTTCGGCGACGATGGTGTAGATGCCCTTGCCCTTGATCTGGCCGGCGACGCCGTAGTTGGTGCCGGGGCCCTTACGGATGTTCAGCACGTCGGCCGTCGTCCGCACGCGGTAGCTCGTGGCCGTGCCGGTGCTGCCGGTCGAGATGTCCGCAGCGTTTACCCAGCCGTAAACGGTGGAGCCGCCGCCGCTGACCGCCTTCAGGTGGTACGGGTGCGCCTTGCCGGCCGCGACGGCCGTGATGGTGGCCTTGCCGGGCTTGCAGGTCTTGGCGTCCTTGGCTGCCGCGCTGGTGTAGTGCTGCGTGCCCTTGAAGTCGACCACGTCGCCGACCTTCAGGTCGGATGTAGTGCCGCCCGAGGTCTGGCTGCCCGTGCTGCCGCCTGCATCCTTGACGCCGAGGCGCTTGTTGACCTCGGCCGCGATCTGGCCGTGGCGGTTGTAGAGGTAGTCGCCCGGGCAGCTCTTATTCGCGTAGTCCCTGTGCACGGTCATGTTGCAGCCGTTCAGGTGGTTCACGCGGTCGTTTTTGCTGGTCGACCAGACGAGGCGCTTGATGCCGTTGCGCTTGCAGATGTCGGTCACGAGATCCAGCAGCGCGGCGTATGCCTTCGCGGAGACGGGCCAGTCAGGCGCGCCGCCGTTGTTGGCGACTTCGATGGTGACGGCCCGCTGGTCGTTGGCGTTGGACGAGGTGCACCACGAGCGGTTTGCCTCGTCGACGTACAGGGCGATCCGGCCGTCGGTGCCGATGCCGTAGTTGCTGGACGCCTGCCGGCTGCTCTGAGCGAACAGGGCGCCGCAGCTCTCGACGGAGAGCTGGCCGGCCATACAGTGGATCGTGATGGTGTCGATCTTCTTGGTGCGCTTGCCCGAGTGGTTGGGGCTGAGCTTGGTGTAGGAGATCAGGGCGCTGTTACTCGTGGTCGTCGTCCCCCTTCCCGTTGCTGAGCTCGTCGAGGGTCTCCTCGGTCAGCTCCTCGCCCGGCTTCAGGGCGATGCCGTCGATGTCCTTGGTGTTGGTCATGATGTGTTCCTCCTTCTTGCAGAATAAAGGGCGGGCCAGCCGGCCCGCCCTCTGCGTTGATTATTCTAACGGCAGGTTGCCACCGTTAAGCTGGTTGACTGCCGCCTCGATGGCCGCGTTGATGGCCTCCTCGTCCACGGTGAAGCCCATGGACGCGAGGAACTCGAGGACGTACTTCTTCTTTTCCTCGCCGCGGCCCTGCCCCTTGTAAAGCTGCTCGGCAGCGGCGACGCCGATCTTCACCCACTCGAGCAGCTCCTTGCGCTGCGCGTCGGTGGTCTTGCTCTTGATCCACGGGATCAGGAACACGCTGACGCCTGCGGCGAGCAGCGCGATGACGGCGTTAATGACGGGGGTGATGTCGATCATGTTCATCCTTTTGCCTCCTTGTCTGATGTGGTTGTGGTGGTGTACTCTCCGACGCCGGCCCCGCTGATGGGGTTGCCATCAGCGTCGAGGCCGTGCCGGTTGCGGCTGATCTTCTCGGTGGCCGACTTGGCCGCATAGCTCACGAGGTAGCCGATGCAGGCCGTGAAGATGGTGGTCGTGACATCGCTGGCGGTCTGCTGATCGCGGAAGGCCAGCACATAGGACGCCACGGCCGCGGCAGTTGCTACGAGGACGGCCCACGCCGCCAGCTTCTTCGAGAACTCCCACGGCCTGCGTCGGGCCTTGGCCTCCCGCTTGCGCCGGTATCTTCCCATGGGTGTCACCTCCCTCAGTAGATCGCGTGGATGCCCTGTTCGGTGAGGAAGTCCTTCTGCTCGTGTTTGATGCGCTTGGCGTACTCGAGGGCCGCCTCAGTCTCGCCGTTGGCGTGGCCGTTCTTCAGGGCGGTGGCCGTGGCCTCGCCGAGCGCGATGGCGGCCCCCACGCTGCGCACGAGCAGCACCTCGTTTCTCTCCCGGGCGGCGTCCCGGCGATCGAGCTCCTCGTCCCTCTTGGTGAGCCGGCGCTGGATCAGCCAGAAGCACAGGCCGGTGATGGCCGACGGGATCCCCATGAGGGCCACGAGCTGCGCGATGTCTAACTCGATCATGCTGCGCCTCCGTCCTCGACCTCGACGGCCTCCCAGCCGTCCGGGTAGGCTTCCGGGCTGTATGCGTTGGCTGTCTCCATGATGGAGCGGTAGACCTTGCCATCAGTCCAGATGCAGACCTCGCCCTTCTGGTAGCTGTCGTGGGCCCCGGTCGGCTGGATGAAGGGCTTTGCCTTCGTCGGGTCGGTGGTGTGGTAGGGCGCCCACTGTGCGGGGCTGTTGCCCGGCTCGATGTCCGGGTTGTTGTTGGTGTTGTGCGCTTGGCAGCAGCGCCAGCTCTGGCCCTCGTGGGTGCAGGCTTCGTTCAGCTCGTGGCTGCCGTCGCCCTTGGGGCCGGCCTTTGTCCACGCCGGCAGAAGATCCTCGCAGGCGACGATCTCGGTGCCTGTCAGGTCGCCCGTGGCTGCCTCCTTGGTGAAGGTCATGCGGGCGCTGCGCAGAGCGGCCTCGAGGCCGCTGTACTTGTCGCTCATGTGGTCAGCCCCCTTTCAATGGCGCCGGTCAGATCCTCGAGCTCGCCCTCGAGCTTGGTGATCCGCTCCTTGTCCTCGGGAGAGGTGCCGCCCCCGCCGGCGGCGGCCTGCTCCTTCTCGTGGATGGCTTTGATGCTGTGTTCCATGAAGTAGACCATACTGCTCCTCCTTTCTGGTCTTGGGGTGTTGGTTTATGCGAAGTTGCCGCCGACCGACTGGATGTAGCAGTCGCCCTCGGCCGAGCCGCGCAGGAGCTTGACCTTGATCTTCACGCCCCAGCTCGTGGCGGTCTTGGTCTGGTTGGTGAAAAAGTGCTTCTGGCTGGTCAGGGCCTTGGTGGTGATGTCCTCCCATGTGGGCTCGGCGTCGTTGCCGTTGTTGCAGATCCAGACCTGAAGGGTGCTGCCGGTCGGGAAGCTGCCCTGAATATTGACGAGGGCCTTGGTCGGCATATCGTCGGCCGCCATCGCCACGGTCTGCTCGAACTCGACCGAGTGCATGGCCTTGTCGAAGGA